GTTAATGCTTAATAGCTAACTAGGTGGGAGGCTCGAAAGAGCTTCTCATCTTTTTAAAAGTATGTTATACTTAGCATATTTCTAAAAGGGTTCTAGTGAAACACTGTTCTAATTGTAATCAAATAAAAGAACTTTCAGAGTTCTATACAAACAAAACAAAATATCACTGTTATTGTAAAGATTGCTCAAAACAAAAGAAGCAAGAGTGGAAAAATAAAAACAAAGAAAAGATAGCGAAATACGACAAAGCGTGGCAACAAAGCAATAAAGATAAGAAGTCCAAGAACTACAAGAATTGGCAAGTAAATAATAGAGCTAAAGTAAATAGTTACAATTCTTATAGAAGAGCGTTAGAATTACAAGCAACACCTAAGTGGTTAACAGCTTCACACAAACTGCACATGGAGTGTAAATACTCTTTAGCTGCAATGTTAAGCAAAAATACCGCTGAACAACACCATGTTGACCATATTGTCCCTTTAAACGGGAAAACAGTTTGCGGACTTCATGTTCCTTGGAACTTACAGGTTATTACTGCAAAAGAAAACCTGAGTAAGTCTAACAGAATTTAGGAGAATAATTTGAGCATCTATCGTGGGGCTGGTGGTTCAGGAGACGCTACAGCGGATTCTTCTAGTGAAGCTCTATTAATTCGTGAATTAGCGGTAGAAGTACAAGCTGACGCAGACGCTGCTCAAGCCTCTGCCACTGCAGCTTCTACTTCAGCAAGTAATGCAAGTACTTCAGCGAGTGCTGCTTCAACATCAGCGACTAACGCTAGTAACTCTGCAACTTCAGCATCATCTTCAGCATCAAGTGCAACATCCTCTGCTTCTTCAGCGAGTACTTCTGCGACTAATGCAAGTAACTCAGCTACTGCAGCACAGACTGCAGAGACTAACGCAGAGACTGCTGAAACAAATGCTGAAACTGCTGAGACTAACGCTGCAGCTAGTGCATCTGCTGCAAGCACCTCAGCGACTAACGCAAGTAACTCAGCTAGTGCAGCATCAACTTCAGCTACTAACGCTTCTAACAGTGCTTCTGCTGCTTCTACGAGTGCATCCAATGCTTCTACGTCAGCTACTTCTGCTTCATCATCTGCATCATCGGCTACTACGTCTGCAAGCAATGCCTCAACATCAGCGACTAACGCTAGTAACTCTGCAACTTCAGCTTCAACATCAGCTACAACAGCTACTACTCAAGCAGGTATAGCAACTACACAGGCTTCTAACGCTGCTACATCAGCAACCAATGCTCAGACAGCAGAAACTAATGCAGAAACTGCAGAGACTAATGCTGCTGCTTCTGCCTCTGCTGCAAGTACATCAGCAAGCAATGCGTCTACATCATCATCTAATGCCAGTACTTCAGCTAGTAACGCTGCTACTTCAGCAACTAACGCTGCCAATTCAGCAACACTTGCAGCATCATACACACCAAGTCAAACAGGTAACGCAGGTAAATATTTAACAACGGATGGTACAAATACCTCTTGGGGTACGGTTACTTCTGGTGGTGTTACTTCTGTTACTGGCACAAGCCCAGTAGTTTCAAGCGGTGGTGCAACTCCAGCTATTAGTTTAGCAAGTGGCTATGGAGACACTCAGAATCCGTATGCTTCTAAAACAGAAAACTTTGTTTTAGCTGCACCTAATGGAACAGCAGGAGCACCTACGTTTAGAGCAGTAGTAGCTGCAGATATTCCTACATTAAATCAAAACACTACTGGTACAGCGTCTAATGTAACAGGAACTGTAGCAGTAGTAAATGGAGGAACAGGTCTAACAGCCGTTGGAACTACTGGTAACGTACTTACTTCTAATGGTTCTACTTGGGTATCTTCTACACCTTCTGGTGGTGGCTTTAGCGGTGCGACTGTTAACGCAGTAGGTTCTTCTGCTATTACCCTAACAAGTTCATCTACACAATATCAAGTAACACAAATCAATAGCGTAGCAAATAGCACAGTCAATTTGCCTAATGCAACAACTTTGTCTGCAAAAGGGTTTGCACCTTATGTAATTGAAAACAGAAATCCTATAGGTACTAATTTATCTATCAAAGATTCTGCTGGCTTAATAGTTGGTTACATCCCAGTTGGATATATTGGTCTTGTTTCATTAGCAGACAATTCAACTTCTGCTGGTTCTTGGGATGTTGAACAAGTACAACCACAAACATTCTTTAATTGGGATACGGCTAGTTATTCAAGCAATACTCAAACTGGTGATAGTTATTTAGGAATGGTTGGACTGAGTTCTACAACCTTCGTAAGATTTAGACAGTCAAACGTAGGTGGAGTAACCACTTTTTATTCGCAAGCCTGTACTATTTCAGGTAGCACAATCACTTTTGGTGCAACAGTAAATTTTAATTTTGGAGGCAACACTAACAGTAATATTAGGTCTTTTCAAGCATTAAGATTATCTAATACTGCTTATGTATTAAAAATTGGAGTAATAAGAAGTCAGTGTTGCACCGACACAGCATTAGTTAATTTTAGAACTTGCACAGTTTCTGGAACAACTATTACGCAAGGTAGTAGCTCTAATGGTGGTTTACCGCAATCTACAGGTGGGAATGGTTCAATTGCTGGCTCAACAAATGGCATTATTACAAGATTGTCTGATACTACTTTTGCTCTTGTATATAACACAGCGGCAACAGACTCTTATGCTACTCCATATAACTATTCAGGTTCTTTAGCTTGTCAAATTGTTTCAGTAAGTGGAACAACTCAGACAGTTGGAACTGCCGTAAACTTAGGCTCAAGCACTTATAGTCAACCAACATCAATAATTGGTGTATCTTCTTCTGTTGTGTTTGTGGCTTACGCTCAGTCTGCGTCTGCTGGAGCAACTACAGGAAGAACCAAAATGAATGTGGTGTCTGTTTCAGGGACAACACCTACATGGGGTACTTCAGTTTCTATTGAAAGTGCAGATACTCCAGTATTTTTAAATAATTGGGCGATGTTTAATGGTGCAGTTGCTCCATCATCTTCACAAGTAGTATTTAACATTGGTTATGGTGTTGCTGAAGGAACTATATCAGGCACTACACCAACCTATGACTCAACTCCATCAGGCAGTGTTATTTATCCTCTATTTTTAGCTACATCAACAAAAGCATACGGAACTGGTGGTCAGTATTTAAACATTCAAACTGGTGGTTTTGTATTAACAACAAATGGTATTAATACAATACAAATTGGAACACCCTCTGCAATACCACAAACACCCTTAGGAGCACAACCAACAACATCTTATGTAGGTATTATTAACGGCAATCCTTATATAGTTATGCTAGGGAATACATTATGAATTTAATTGTTAACAACACAAACAACATTGTTTGGACACAAACTGATGGTGAAATTACGCAAGCTAATGGTAACTACAGAATTGATAACATTAATGTAGGTATTCCAGTTTCTGAAAACAGAGTAGTTGAAAATGCTAACGATTGCCCGTTTCAATTTTTCTTTCCTGAAACATTTACTTATGTTGATGGTGTTTGGGCTATTGGCAATCAAGAATTTTATGATGCAAACATGGGTAGCTTTGGTTTTAAAGAAGGTAACAAAGTAAAAGAAAAACGCAATGCTTTATTGCAAGCTACTGATTGGACACAACTTCCAAACAACCCACTAGCATCAAACATTCAAGCAAATTTTGCAACCTATCGTCAAGCATTAAGAGATATAACAAAACAAAGTGGCTATCCGTTTACTGTTGTTTTTCCAATAACACCAGTAATTCCAGCAGAAAATCAACCTGAAACAACAGGCACACAGACTTTAGGTGCTTAATATGGTTACTACTGCTCAGCAAAAACACAGCTTTACTTATGGTGGTGCAACTATACACATCTATCACGCTAATAAAGGTGAAGGATTACCTATGCACAATCATGTCTATTCTCATGCTACAACTTGTTTACATGGTTCTTGTAAATACACTTCTAATGATGAGGTATTGATTGCAGACAAAGATACTACTCCTGTTAATTTAGGTGCAGGTTCAAACCATGAAATTGAAGCATTGGAAGACGGTACAATATTTATGAATGTGTTTGCTGAAGGTAAATATTAAATGACAGATTCCGTAGAGCGTATAGCTGTGTTAGAAGCTGAAGTAGAAAAGCTACAAGCCAGCCAGAAAGAGATACTTGAGTGCATCCATTCTGTTCGTGATGAGATGATGCGTTATAAAGGCTTCCTCGGTGGAGTAGCTTTCTTAGCTTCTGGTATCGGGATATTCTTAACAGTCTTCAAAGACTGGATTCTAAAACACTTCTAAGGACCTATGAGCAGACCACACTCAGTTGGGGTTATTCTAACTCCTAACACAGTAACTACTTTATTTACTGTGCCTACTCGTAGCATCGCTAGATGGTCTCTGTTATACGCTTATAACGGGACATCATCAGCTAAAAACTTCAGAGCTTGGTGGTACGACAAGTCAGCTAACGTAGAGATTCCTATTGTTTATGATTATCCGTTGGCAGCTACGAGCTATTTAAAGTTTGAAGGTGCTGATGTAATCTTAGACGAAGGTGATGAGATTCGTGTATTCATCGAAACTGGAGCCACTCAGCCGGGCTGTATTATCACATTAGAACTAGACCAACGAAGTACTGTACAGCAATTTAACTAAGGACTAAATATGAAGATGGCTCAAAAACAAGCTAAAGTAGGTAAAGTTATGTCTGAATACAAAGCTGGTGGTCTACACAGCGGTAAGGGTGGTCCAGTAGTTAAGAACCGTAAACAGGCTATTGCTATCGCTATGAGCGAAGCTAAGATGCCTAAACCTAAGATGATGAAAAAAGCTGGTAGAGGTCGCTAATGAAACAGGGACTTTATTCTAATATCGCTGCAAAGCGTAAGCGTATCGCAGAAGGTTCTGGAGAGAAGATGCGTAAGGTCGGCTCTAAAGGCGCTCCTACTGCTCAGGACTTCAAAGACTCAGCTAAGACAGCAAAGAAGAAGAAATAATGCCTAAGAAAGCGTTTCAGAACCCTGAAGGTGGTCTCAATCAAAAAGGTAGAGACTACTACAACAAGACTACAGGTTCTAAGTTAAAGCCACCTGTGTCTGCTAAAGAGGCTGCTAAGTCGCCTAAAGCGGCAGGACGACGTAAGAGCTTTTGCGCTCGAATGGGCGGTGTCGCTGGTCCTATGAAGGATGAAAAAGGCAGACCAACCCGTAAAGCATTAGCACTGAAAAAGTGGGATTGCTGAGAAACTTCTTGACTTTTTTGTCAAGTTAGTGTATACTTACAAGGAATAAAATGGCATCTAAAAACTACCTAGAACTAACAAACGAAGTCTTAATACGACTGCGTGAGCCAGAGGCTTCCTCAGTATCTGATAACGCTTATGTAAAGCTCATCTCCAAGTATATCAATGATTCTAAGCGTCAGGTAGAAGATGCTTATAATTGGAACGCTTTATCTGAGACACTATCTGCTGTTACTGGCGCTGATGTCTTTAACTATGTATTAACAGGCACTGGTCAACGCTTCCGTGTAGTTGATGTTTTAAACGACACCAGCAACCACATTATGCGTAATGCTTCTACACGCTGGATGGATGAGCAGTTCTTGTTGACAACCCCTCAAAAGGGTTCTCCAATGTACTATAACTTTAATGGTACAAACACCAATGGTGATACACAGGTAGACTTATTCCCTATTCCTAATGGTGTTTATAACATACGATTTAACGTCATTCGTCCACAAGTAGAATTAGCAGCTAACTCAGATACACTCTTAGTTCCACATGAGCCTGTAATCTTAGGTGCATTGGCTAGAGCGCAAGCTGAACGTGGTGAAGATGGCGGTGTTCAATCTTCTGAGACATACGCACTGTACAAACAAAGTCTTGCTGATGCTATCTCATTAGAATCTGCAAGATACGTTGAAGAAGAATGTTGGTTTAGCACATAATGGCTGGCGAACTCAGAACACAATCTATCGCAGCGCCGGGATTCTATGGCATCAATAGCCAAGAGTCTAGTATCACTTTGTCTTCAGGTTTTGCACTTAAAGCACAGAACTGTGTAATTGATAGATATGGACGTATTGGTGCAAGACGTGGATGGACACCAGTTAACGCTACTAACTCTGACTTAGGTTCTAACCCAGTTGAGTTTCTGTATGAATTAGTCGATGGCGGTAGCAATCAGTTAGTTAGTGCTGGTAACAATAAGTTGTTTGTTGGTACTTCAACACTGACTCAAAAGACTGTACGCAACGCAGATAACTCTGGTGACGCTACATATACTATCAGTGCTAACAACTGGCAAGGTGCTTCTATCTCTTATGGAGATATTACCGACTTTAACGCTCATGTCTATCTAGCTCAAGCTGGACATCCAATGTTGATATACCATGAGTTACCGACATCTGGTGGGGCTTTTCATGCTCATAATAGCGGCACTTACGGCTTTCAACGAGTTGGTGATGCAGCTTTGTTACCTTCTAATCATAGCACCTCAACATTCGCTCCTTCGTGGGTATTGTCAGCTTATGGTCGTATCTGGTGTGGTGGTATCACTGGTGACACACAAACTGTTTACTTTAGTGATTTGCTAAAAGGAACAGACTTTCAAAATGGTTCTGCTGGTTACTTAAACCTACAAGAAGTGTTACCTAATGGCGACCCTATTGTTGGAGCTGCAGCGCATAATGGCTTTATCGTCTTCTTTGGTAAGAAGAATATTGCTATTTATAACAACCCGTTGCAACCTGCTGACTTAGCATTACAAGATGTTATCTATAACGTAGGATGTATCGCTCGTGACTCTATTCAGAATATGGGTACTGATGTACTGTTCTTATCTGATGGTGGTGTCCGTAGCTTCCAGCGTGTTGTGCAAGAGAAGTCGTTACCGATGCGGGATGTGTCAAAGAACATCCGTGATGAGTTCATGGATAACGTATCCTCGGAAACAGACTTAACAAAGATTAAGAGTATCTACTACGAAAAAGATGCTTTCTATGTTATTACTTTACCAACCACTAGATTTGCTTATTGCTTTGATACTCGTGGTGCATTACAAGATGGTGCAGCTCGTGTAACTATTTGGGATGGTATTGAGCCTAAAGCGTTCTTTGTAAACCAAGCTAAAGAGCTATTGATTGGTAAGACATCCTACATTGGTAAGTATTATGGACACTCAGACAATGGCTCTTCTTACCGCTTACAGTATTATACTAATTACTTTGATTTTGACGCTTCTACTAAACTCAAGATTCTAAAGAAGATTGGCTGGGTCTTGATTGGTGGTACACAACAGTCTGTTGCTGTTAAGTGGGGTTTTGACTACACCGAAGGTTATCAGGCTACAACATACACACTTGACAATGCTACTGTCTACGAATACGGTATTGCTGAATACAATGTCGGTGAATACACTTCAGGTATTGTATTAGACAGATTCTCAATCAACGCTGGCGGTCAAGGCGCTGTCATGCAACTTGGTTTAGAAGCAGAAATCAATGGCAACCCTTTGTCTATTCAAAAGATTGACGTAGCGGTTAAAGCAGGTAAAACAATAGTTTAAGGATAAGATATGTCAGATTACACAAAAGCAACTAACTTCACCGCTAAAGACACTTTACCAACAGGTAACTCAGGTAAGATTGTTAAAGGTGCTGAGATTGATACTGAGTTGACTGCTGTTGCGTCAGCAATTTCATCTAAAGCAAACATCAATAGCCCGACATTTACAGGTACTCCAGCAGCGCCTACAGCAACTTCTGTAACTAATACAACACAAGTAGCCACGACAGCGTTTGTCCAATCTGTTGTTACCGCTTTAGACTTAGACAATATGTCTACACAAGCTGCAAGTGCTGTAGCGATTACTGGCGGAACAATTGCTGGAATTACTGATTTAGCTGTTGCAGATGGTGGTACAGGTTCTTCTACTTTGTCTGCTAATGCGGTACTGCTTGGTAACGGAACTTCTGCACTACAGACTGTAGCTCCGGGAACTTCTGGTAATGTTTTAAAATCTAACGGTACAACATGGACTTCAGCATCAGTTACTACAGTATCTGGCTTAGGTTTAAATGGTGAGGTTTGGAACAACGTAACTGGTTCAAGAAGTTTTAATACTCAATACACTAACTCTCGTAGTTATCCAATAGCAGTTACAGCAAGAACAACTTGCTCAACAAGTTCAGCCATTGCTTTTATTGTCGATGGGGTTACTATTTCTAATTTTAGTTGGCAGTTTAATGGTTGCGGTTCTTTTGGTGGCGGTTTTGTAATTGTCCCTCCTGGAAAGACTTATCAATTAGACAGCGGTCAAAGTGTTGACTTCTGGAGAGAATTATACTAAGGATATATGATGAAATATTATAAAGACGCTGACAATAAAATATACGGTTTCGACAGTACACAAACAGTTCCATCAGGCTTAGTAGAGATTACTAAACTAGAAGCTGATGTCCTCGGTAAGCAAAACTACGAAGCTGCTAGAGAAGCAGAGATTGCTGCAATGGATTATGTTCGTCAACGACTAACAGCATATCCAGAGTTAGGAGTATTTGTAGATGCTTGGGTTAAGAACGACGAAGCTGCTTTAGAAGAGTATCGTCAAGCGTGTTTAGAAGTTAAAGCAAAGTATCCTAAACCAGCAGGGTTCTAATGAGCTTCAAGGTTCCAGTCGTCATTCGTGAAGACTATACCATGTTGTTAGAGTTACATAACAACTTAATCTGGTTTCACACAGATGTCCGTAAATGGACACCAGCAGTAAAGACAAAGTATTTAGAAGATTTAAATTTATTACAACACTTAGTCTCTGTTCCTTTAGTTGCTATTGCACACGAAGACAACAAGAAGTTAGTGAAGTTTGGTAAGTCAATCGGCTTTGAGTTTAAAGAAGATTTTATAAATCAGGATAAACAAATGTATCACATATATAGTAGGAGTCTATAATGGGTGGAGCAGCTTCAATCATCAGTCCAGCACTAAGCATTGGTGGTGGATTAATTTCTGGCGGTAAAGCCGCTGATGCAGCTAAAGGACAAGCTGAAGCGTTACGAGCTGCTGCAGATAAAGCATCTGCAATGGCTCAGTTCAACCCTTATGGGATGACAACTGCTTTTGGTACGTCTCAGTTTCAAGACGGTAAAGGAAGTTATACACTGTCTCCAGAACTAAAGGCAATCCAAGATAGAATCTTTGGTGCTGCTGGTCAATACGACCCAACACAAATTGGAGCTGCAGCGCAACCTATTATGGGCGGTGCTCAGAGTCTATTTAACTTAGGTCAACAATACCTAGCAACATCGCCACAGCAAGCTGCTCAAGACTACATGACAAGCCAACAGGCTTTGTTAGCTCCGGGACGTGAAGCTGCTCAATCTCGTTTAGGAACTACTAACTTTGCTCGTGGTACAGGCGGTTTAGCTGTTAATACAGGAACTGGCGGTGCTCCTTCTAATCCTGCTGCACAAGCATTGTATAACGCTCAAGCAAGACAAGATTTAGAATTAGCTGCTCAAGCTGACCAAGCTGGAATGGCTCGTGCTAAGTTCGGTGCTGGTTTGTTTGGTACAGGTGGTGAATTGCTTGGACAAGTTCCAAGACTGACAAGTGCTGGATACGCTCCACTGGAAACTCAGTTAGGTTTGTTAAGAACAACAGAAACAATGGGACAAGACCCTTTCAAACTAAGCACTGGTTTAGCGGACCAATACGCTCAAGCAGGTGCAAGAGCAGGTCAGTTGTATCTCCAACCACAAGCTGCTGCAGCACAAGCATACAGTCAGTATCAAGGCTATAGTCCAATGGGTACAGCACTTAGTGGTGCTGGCTCTGCAATGGGTGGCATGGGTGGTATGAGTGCTGGCTCTGGTTGGTTTGGTGACTTAATTGGTGGCGGTAGTGGAATGGGCTTACTCAATAGCTCCACTTCATCTCAAGGCTATATGAACAGTATTGGTGCTTATGGAAGTGGTCCTTTATCAAGCGGTAACGCTTATGCAAATGAAAGTTGGATGTAATCATGGCAGATAATATTGTAGGCGGTTTATTCGGTATAGATCCACAGCAGCTTATGCAGCAGCGTCAAGCAACTGATGCAGCTAATGCTTTTCGCTACGCACAGTTAGACCCATTACAGCAAGCTAAGATGTCTATCTATCAAGGCGGTGCTGGATTAGCTCGTGGTGTTGGTGGTTTACTAGGCGGCGACCCAGAGTTAGAGAAAGTGTCTAAGATTAAACAACTGTCTTCACAGTTTGATTTAGCGACTCCTAAAGGTATGCGTGATTTTGCTGGTGCGTTACAACAGATTGCTCCTAACGAGTCTATGATGGCTGCAAAACGTGCTGATGAGATGGAAGCTGTAGCTGGAAAAGCAAAGCTCACTGAAGCTCAGACTGTTAAAGCTCTTCGCGAGACACGCACACCAACATCTAACTTAGGTAAATTAATTACTGAACGTGATGAGTTAATCGCTGGTGGTATGGCTGCTAACAATCCTAGAATTGCTGCTTACGATAAAGCTATCGCAGCTGCTGGTGAAGGTAATGCTCCTAAACTATCTTTAGACTTGAAGATGCTTGATGCTGCTGCTGGTCGTCGTAAAACATTCATTGATGAAAACAAGCCTTTGATTGACCAAGGTGGACAAATCAATCAGGCATTAACTTTGATTAGTGCTGATACTCCGTTTAGTCAAGCAGCATTTGAGAATACTGTTGTGTCTGCCTTCGGTGGAGATAAACAGAAATCAGTTAAAGAGATTCAACGCTTAATCAATACTGGTTCATTTGACCAACGTATTGAGAATAGCTTGCGTAAGTTTGCTACTGGTAAGATTGGTGATGCTACACAAGATGACCAACGTAATATTCTTGAAGCTGTACAAGGAGACCTTAAGCGTCGTTATAACTCACGTCGTGATAACACTATTAACGCTTCACGCAATGTTAAGGAATTACAAGGTCAAGAAGACTACATGGCTCCGACATGGGAAGAGACAGTTGGTGGCGGTGCAGCACAAGGTAAAAAAGCGTATACTGTTGGTGAAACATTTAATTCTAAAACACAAGGTGTTCTAACAGTAACGAAAGTAGACGCTGCTGGACAACCTATTGAAGCTAAGAACCAAGCAGGTAAGATTGGAAAACTCAAAGGAACTCAATAATGGCTGATTTTACATTCGACCTGAATGACATTGTTCCAGAGTATTGGAAAACCCCAGCACAACCTAAACCAAGCGAAGGTCGTTTAATCGCTGAACAAGCATTAGAAGGTCCACTTCGTGAGACTGTGGCTATGTTTCCTTGGGCGCAGCAAGCTACTGGCTTTGCTCCTTTAGTCGGACAACCTAGTGCTTATGACATTACCCAGCAACAGGCTTTAGAGGCTGGTAGACAAGGTTTAGGTATTTCTGGACAGGAGCCTACAACCATGATGGGAAGAGCCGCTGGAGCTGCTCTACGCACTCTTACAAGCCCTTCTACATACTATACTGCTCCTTTGTTTGGAATGACTAATCCATTAGTTGCAGCTGCTACCGCTGTTCCTTCTGCTGCAGCTGGTCAAGTTGGAGAAGAAGTTGCTGGTCTTCCGGGAGCTATTGTTGGTTCTATCTTTGGTGGACTTCCCGGACAGTATCTACAGACAGGTAAGCGTCTCCTTTCACAATATGAAAACGCTCAGAAAGCTGGTGGTGCTTTTGATGAATTAACAAAAGAAGCTGGTGGTCGTCAAGCAGGTAACGTAGCTAAGAAAGCATTTGAATCTGACCCAGACTTGATGGGTAATGTGCTCCGTGCTCGTGAAATCGAAGCTCTGACAGGTGTTAAGCTGCCTATCAATGCAGCAACAC